ATGGAAGATGACGCCGGAACAGTTGACGGAATACGTCAAAAAGCATCCGATCGTTTACCGGGAGGATCTGAAACCATCGCCAACGTTCACGATGGCCGGATGGAAACCGGATCACTATTAAACACAAAAAAAGCACCGAAGCGCGTGGCCTCAGTGCCTTGATATGAACTGGTACTTCTATCATAGCACAGGGGGCGCTAAGAATGTACAACCCAAGAGAAATTAATTTAAGCAAAGATACAACAATCGAACAGGCAATGGAGCCAGACAAAATACAGATTATCGTTTTAGACGGGAGCCAGGGCACCGCACATGTCTTGGAAGCCCCGGAGCATGGCAAAACAATCATTCAAACGGCAAAGGGCAGCTTTGCTCGAGTCGATCATGAAATAGGTTTCAAAATCAAATAGCAGGGGCTTTCCCCTGCGGGGGAGGAACGGCATGGAAGAGAGAATTGAACGTCTGAAAAAACTGACATACATTCCTCAGAAGGAAATTGCTTGGCTTATTGAGCAAGCTGAACTTTCTGTTAAACAGCAGGAAATCATTGAGGAAAACAAGCGCCAGCAGGAGGTAACGGTTCATCAATTCCGGCAGGCTCAAAAGGACATTCAGCATCTAAGCGGGGAAAGTAGCCGATACAAACAGGCATTAGAGAAGATCATTACCAATCTCAATTTCGCGATAACAGTTGCCCAAAATGAATTGGAGGGTGATGCGAAATGAATTCGTATAAACAAATTTGCCCGTACTGTGGATGCGTAGAAGAAGAATGCTATGCCAACTGGGATTCGGACAGCGATGGAACTGTAACGTGTTCGAAATGCAATAAAGATTATTATTCTATGCCGCAGTATCTCTTCGAGGGTTGGCAGGTCGAAAAAATTTGTGAAGAATGCGGCGAAAAAGAAAGCGAATGCTTTTGCGAGGGGGAAACGGAATGATTCCTTTACAAGTAGAGCTTCAGCGGGCAGTCAAAGCCACGAAAGACGAAGCGATGACAGTTGAGCAGGCGGCGGAATATTTGAAAGTGCATCCAGATTACATACCGGTGCTCGTGGCAAAGTCAGACGATCTGAAAATGATCGGTGATGAAACAATCATTGCAAAGCGTGATAAGACAAACGGCTGGCTCATTGGGGCGATGGTNAAGCCACGAAAGACGAAGCGATGACAGTTGAGCAGGCGGCGGAATATTGAAAGTGCATCCAGATTACATACCAGTGCTCGTGGCAAAGTCAGACGATCTGAAAATGATCGGTGATGAAACAATCATTGCAAAGCGTGATAAGACAAACGGCTGGCTCATTGGGGCGATGGTTTTGGTTTTATTCTTTGCGATCGCAGTCGGCTGGGAATAGGGGGATGACAGCATGATCGAATACAGCTGCCCTGAATGTGATTACTGCAAATCAGAAAGGGAACAGGAGTTGTCCACAAAAAAGAGATAAGAGGAAAACCTCTTATCTCTCAGACACTTTTAATACCAACCTTGNAAACAATCATTGCAAAGCGTGATAAGACAAACGGCTGGCTCATTGGGGCGATGGTTTTGGTTTTATTCTTTGCGATCGCAGTCGGCTGGGAATAGGGGGTTGACAGCATGATCGAATACAGCTGCCCTGAATGTGATTACTGCAAATCAGAAAGGGAACAGGAGTTGTCCACAAAAAAGAGATAAGAGGAAAACCTCTTATCTCTCAGACACTTTTAATACCAACCTTGATATAAGCCAGTCCATGTGCCGTCATTGTTCTGCCAGGCATCTTTTAAATAGTATTTAACCCCAGCAAATACTGTTACATCGGCAAGTTCTCCGCGAGTGTTAGCTGTGAGATAGATAGTTTTTATCTCAGCTTGAGGAGTTACTGCCTTCTGATTAGTGCTATCTACAGTAGGGGTTGCAGCAAAAGCAGGAGCAGCGGAAACGAGTAAAGCAAGGGACAATGCAGAACCAGTTAAAACTTTTTTCAATTTCATTTTTAAACACTCCTTTGTTTTTTTAATACGACTGTATTATTACACGGAATACAAAAATACCCAAGGGATTTTTTGTTAATGTTTTGTGAACTTAGTTGAAATATAAAAATCCGCCCAGATGCACGCTGCCCGAAATGCGGCTGCAGCATGGGCGTGGAGGAGGAAATAGCGTGAATAAATTATGCTGTGAAACATGTGGATTGGATACTCATGAAAATACTGCGCCTATCTTTGAAAAGCCTTTAAGGTTTGCTTTTCGATCAGATATTAAACAACTAAAACAAAACACTGGCGACCACCGAAAACAAGAAAATATTTGTCTCGACTGTTTCACTGCTGAATTGAAACAAGTTAGCAAGGGTTGTAAAACACGGTACAAGGTTAGAGCAAAGGAGAGCGGACAATGAACACAGCATACAGAGTTTGGGACGGCGAGCAAATGCATTATTGGGATGATGAACATTTAAGTCTAACTATAAAAAATGATGGAAGTTGGCTTTTATGGCACGACTCTGGCGGTGGGTGTGTTGTATCCAGTGATGACAAAGATGCAGCTCTCATGTGGGGCACTGAAATAAGAGAAACACCCGAAGAAATCCAACTTGGGGAAACAATTTATGCGGGGCACATTGTCCGACAAGAGAATCTTGATCCTGATTTATGTGGGAACCCCACTCTTATTGGGGAAGTGAAAATGATTGAGGGTTCATGGTGCATCGTTAACGAGAGAAAAGAAGAGTGTCGCCCGTTGTTTTCTGAGACGGCGATAAACTCAGTCATTGGCGACGTTTATCAGAATCCTGAGTTATTGGAGGGCGCGGAGTGAAATTTGCATTTAGAGTATTGATGCTTCTCATAATGTCGGCCGTTGCCGATTCCATAGGAATAATTCTGGCGTATTATTTCGACAATCCGAGTTTGAGATTAAACTGTGTGTCAGTTACCGCGGCTATCAGTGGGTACTTGGTTCGTGGATGGTGGCCGCCGGAAGAGAAGGAGGGCGCGGAATGACAAAAGATGAATTGCATAGCTACTATTGCGAGGATTGTGAAGAATGGACATATATCGAAGAGCTTAAATATCCAAATGGTGTTCATTGTGCACACTGTGGAACGGAAGGTGTTTCTATAAGCTCGGAAGATTACAACAGATTGAAATGGGCATCAGAACAAAACTAAATAAGTCCAAGATGGAAAGCCTGCGGACACTGAACTTACAGCATAAGCGCTGTTTGTTTGGTGTCCGTTTTTTATTTGAGTGGAGGGATGACATGAAACAGGAAAAGAAAAAGCCCAATAAAAACGCACAGGAGCGTTCTGAGCGGTTTTGGCGGCAAATGATGGGGCAAGACAGGCAAACACTCAGAAGAGGCAAAGGCGGCGCTTTTAAGCGTAAATAAGAGGAGGATAAACATGCAGGATTTAATCATTGAATACAAAAGAGCGTTAAAAGAAGCGAGAAAGATGTACCGGGCATTCTCGGAAACACCAGAAAATGAAATGACAGCAGAACAAAAGAACGATAAGAAAATCATTGGCAGTATGATCAGCGATATTGAATTCACTCTTGAATGGCTACAGAACGGGAGACAACCAGGAGCACGCCGGGGAGCTGACAGGAGGGACGTTTATCAAAGAACGATTCTTGCTGATCCTTGTATCATTGATGCAATGCCAGAAGAATATGCGATCAATCAGGAGCCAGAAGGAGAGGTAAGCGATTGGGACAAAGAAAGAATTGCTGATGCCCTTTCGGTCCTTACTGAAAGAGAAAAGGACATTTTCATCATGCATACTGTACAAAACATGTCTTTCGAAGAGATCGCCCAGCTGCTGGACATTAAGAAAGGAACAGTGCAGAAAAACATTGAGCGTTCCCGTTTGAAAATGAAAAATAGAGCAGAACACAGCCTATTCTGTTTAGCATGAATAGGTTGTTTTTTGTGAGAAAACAATATTTTTTGGTAAAAAACCTAAATTTTCTCTGTGTTTATATTGACGGTGGTAAATATAACTGATATAATTAAAGTATCGAAAGGGGGTGTTGAAAGAGCATGGAAATGGTTGAAATTATCCTTCGGGACTTGGCTTGGCTGGTTGCAATCCTTACTGGAATTACAACGATGGTCAAGAACATCAAGGAAATGAAGGATAATAAAAACAAAAAACGACGTTCTCCCGCCAAGAAGAAACGTCGCAAATAACCCAATGGGGGGAATTACTTCCCCCTCACCATATTATAACACTTTGAGTTCCATGCTCAAACAAATGAAAAAATTAGTAGACGGGTCAACGGTAATATTTTTTGTTCTGTTCGTGACAGTGTTTGCAAACTTTGATTATGATCATCTTGGTACTTTGGATATCATTACAATGGTTTTGGCTCTTGGCTGGTTGGTAATCACTATTATAAATATCATCCTAAAATGGAGGAACACGCGGAATGACTAAGTTTGTTTTTGAAAGTATTGACGAGTTGAGAGAGTTCATGGACAAAGAAGTCATTACGACATCTGAAGCCATTGAGATTATTGGATGCAGCCGGCAGAACCTCAAGCAGCTGGTTGATTACAAAACATTGATTCCAATTAAAACTACAAACAGAGATCGCCTATTCTTGAGAAAAGACATTGAAGGCTATAAAAAGAAACGTTGATTGCACCCGCAGCTAAAGGGTGCTTTTTTTGTCTTAAGACTGACTTTTTGAATAGAGCTTTCGTTCGACAAATTTTGCAAGTAGTTCGAAGTTTTGTCGTCTGTCCGATAAAATATAGGAGGTGATATAGTGAAAAAATTAGCGGTTGAATTATGGAGAAAAGTGTTTAATTATCGAAAAAAAGATAATCGTGAAATTAGAGAAATTACGTTTGACGAAGTAACTCATGTATCTAAATACTTAGAGCATTTCGGTACACCTTATAAAAAGGATTCCAATATTAAAAGTGGAGAAGATTTTAAAAAGAAAGTCAAAAAGAAACTAGAACCAAAACAAATAAAAAAATTAATTTCCAGATTGAATAACAGCCTTAAAGTTTCAGGAGACATTTCCTCTTTTAAAACTATCCCATTTGCTATATATACATCACTATTTACGAGTCTCATCAGTGTTCTAATAGGTATTTTTACGTTTTATTTTAACACTTTTAATGCTTTCTCCAACATAGCAGTAAATATTGATAAAAAACATTCTATAGATCCGACAGAACTTTTAGATACTATTGTGAAAACGGGTTTAACCTTCGGAAAGTATATGGTAATATTTAACGGAATTTTATTATTAATTTTAATCGGTCTCTGGATATGGATTGTGACAAAAAATCTTAATTATTATAGAAAACTACGTACTTATAAAATGCTATTAGAAGAAGCAATTGAAGAATTAGAAACTGAAGAGAAGAAAAACAAAAAAACTGAAAGTGTGCAAATAGAAACACAGACAAAAAAGAACCGAAAAAAAAGAAACAAAAAGTGATATTCTTTTGTCTTTGTTCGACAAATTTTGCGAATGGTTCCATACAATTAAAGAATTAAGAGATTTGATTAAATAAGGCATCCCTTGGGGATGCTTTTTTTGTCTTACGACTGCCACCTATTTATGAAGGGCGCTTTCGTTCGACAAATTTTGCAAATGATTCCCTTGTCATACTCTTTCACCGATAATAAGGTGGGGAGGTGATACTACTATGACAGCATACGCACCCGAAAAATACTTAATTCATTTTGTGAATGGTGAAGTGGAAGAACTACCAAATGACACTGCCAGTGATTTGTTCATTAAGTTAGCTAAGGATTCTCAATGGGTAAGAATTGGCGGGAAATTCGTTAATTTCTCAAATGTATTAACTGTTACGCCAGTAGGCGAAAAGGAACCAGAAAAACTAAATATATCTTTATAAGAAGCATCCTGCGGGGTGCTTTTTTATGTTCTCTGTAAACCGGGTCCAGTGAATCTCAGATCAGACTATTGGCGGCTGACAGCCTCTGAGTTTGGGCTTGGTTTAGAGAGAATATGAAGGAGGAACAGCATGGAGACAATTTATGCACACCCGTTTATGACAATGGGATTTATTTTTTGGACTGCGGTCTGTATTCACGCTATAACCATCAAAGTCAAAAAGGATTGATGAAGGTGGGAGCATAATGGGCAATGTGAAGAGAGTCTTTCCTGGTCCTACTAACGGACTGATTAATTGGATGGAGCAGAACTTTCATGAGATAGATGGCTATGTCGCTACTTTTAACATGAAGGATGGCACCACAATGACAATACATGACACGGAAACATATGTGCAGGCTGTTGGACTTGCGGAAATAGGGAAAGACACTATTCATCAGCTTGCACACGATGACGAGTTCATCCCGAGAAAATGATCTCCAAAACAAACACAATCTAGAAGGGGGCGGCGGTGAATGTAGATGCCCGAAAAACACATTCAGGCGTATAAGGATTACGTCAAAGGCATGAAATACAAAGACCTTGCCGAGAAATACGGGGTGTCAATGAACACCATTAAATCGTGGAAACAGCGGCACGGTTGGGAAAGGAAAAAGGGTGCACCCTCTGAAAAAAGTGTGCACACAAAAAAGGTGGGTGCGCCACCCGGAAACAAAAACGCAATAGGAAACAAAGGCGGTGCGGCTCCGGCGGGCAATCAAAACGCTGTGACTCACGGCTTTTTCTCTAAATTTCTGCCAGAAGAAACGCTTGAAATCATGGAAGAGATTCAGGAGCGTTCGCCTGCTGATATGATATGGGATCAGATACAAATTCAATATGCAGCTATTATCAGGGCGCAAAAGATCATGTTCGTGCAGGATAAAGATGATCTTGCGAAAGAGCTGAAAAAGGCGAAATACGTTTATCAACCTCAAGAGGACGAAGACGGCAACGAGTATTTTGAAAAGTCTATTGCTGAAGAAGAGCTTGAAATACAATTTGCTTGGGATCGTCATGCAACCTTCCTGAATGCTCAATCACGGGCAATGGGAGAGCTAAGGGGTTTGATCAAGCAGTTTGACCAGTTGGCTCACGAAGCAGACGAGCGGCGCCTTAAATTGGAGCAAATGCGCTTGAATATCGAGAAGGCGAAGAAAGATATTGATGGTGGAGATGGAAACTCTCAAGAAAATGAAGTTGCTGCCATGCTGCGGAAGATGGTGAAGCCTCATGGAACTTAACTCAAAGCAGCAAGAAGTATGGAACAGCTTTATTGAAGAGCAGCCGAAAATCTTAATATGCAGCGGGGCGAAAAGGGCAGGGAAAACATTCGTGCTCCTTTTGACGTTCCTCGGGCACATAAGCAAGTATCAAAACATGGGGCTTTCTTTTATCATCGGCGGGGCAACTCAGGCTTCTATAAAGCGGAATATCCTAAATGATTTAGAGCTGATCCTGGGGAAAGAATTGCGCCTTGATAAAGCGAATGCCGTTGAGATATTCGGCAACCGTGTTTATTGCTTTGACGGCGCAAATGCAGACTCATGGAAAAAGGCAAGGGGTTTTACATCAGCTGGCGCATTCTTAAACGAAGCGACTGCCCTGCATGACTCATTCGTGAAAGAAGTCATTTCCCGTTGCTCCTATAAGGGCGCAATGGTCATGATGGATACAAACCCTGAAAACCCGATGCACACCGTCAAAACGGACTATATCGACAAAGACGGGCAGCGGCTGAAAAACGGCCGGCTGAATATCCGTTCTTTTCACTTCTCGTTGTTTGATAACAACTTTCTTGATCCTGAGTATGTCGAAAGTATTGTTGCCTCAACACCGAGCGGCATGTTTACAGACCGTGACATTTACGGCTATTGGGTTGCTCCGGAAGGCGTAATATACAAGGATTTCAACAAAGACAAGCACTATATCAGTTCAGACCAGTTAAAAGAGAAACAGGGCAGGTTTACAAAATACTTTGCTGGCGTTGACTGGGGATATGAGCACCCGGGTTCTATTGTCGTAATCGGACAAGATGACCAAGGGTGTTTTTATTTGCTCGAAGAACATTGCAAGCAGCACGAAGAGATTGACTACTGGGTGAAGGTAGCAAAGGACATCAAAGAGCGGTATGGCAACATTAATTTCTATTGTGATACAGCTAGGCCTGAACATATCGTGCGTTTTCGTAGAGAGAAGCTGCGTGCGTTAGATGCTGATAAGGCAGTTGTTTCAGGTATCGAAGAAGTGGCGCGGCTGTTCAAACGGGATCAGCTTTTTATTGTTGAAGATAAAGTTAGTCGCTTTAAAAAAGAGATCTTTATGTATGTTTGGAATCCGAATACAGGCGAGCCGGTTAAAGAGTGGGACGATGTGCTCGACTCTATCCGATATGCCATTTATACACATAACAAACCTATGAGGCGCAAAGGAAAGGGGTGAGAACATGAACAAGTTTTTAAATTATCTTCGGAATAATGAGATTGACGGCACCATCATTGATCAGATCATAACCGAGCATAAGCCGATTAAAGAAAAAGCCATAGCTCAGTATGAGCGTTATAAAACAAGCGTTGCTGGTGTTCCGATCTTACAGCGTGAGGCAGCTCAGTTCGAGAATTTTGAAACAGGAGCGGTACGGCGTATTGACCACCTGGTAAACAATCGCCTCAATAATGCTTTTGATGCCGAGATAGTGGATACAAAGGTTGGGTATATGTTTGGTCATCCAATCTCTTACGAGACGGAGAAAGATGGGGAAAACAAAAACACAGCCTTGGCAGAGCAAATCAATCGGTTTAATACCGTGAATAACATTGCTGATGCCGATAGCGAATGGGGTAAGAAAGCGGCCATCAGTGGTTATGGTGCTAGGCTTGCGTATATTGCTCCTGACGGCTCGGAAAGAGTGGCGAATGTTAACCCCTGGGAGGCTGTTTTTATCGCTGAGAATGACATCACAGAGCCTTCTTTCGCACTGAGATATTATACGGTCTTTGACTGGGTTAACAATGACAGCGTTCAGCGTGAAAAAGTAACATTTTATGATGATAAGAAAGCTTATTTCTTTGAAAAAAGAGAAGGCAACTGGAAATTGATTGATAAGAAGTCCCACATGTTTGATTACTGCCCTTTGTTCGGATTGCCTAATAATGATGAACAGATGGGCGATGCGGAAAAGGTGATCCAACTTATAGATGCATACGATCGCACTCTTTCAGATGCATCAAACGAAATTGAACAGCTACGGCTGGCGTATTTGATTTTAAAGGGCGCTGGTATGGATGATGAAGATATCCAGCAACTGAAAAAGAACGGTGTTTTTGAATTGCTCGGGAAAGATGATGACGTGAAATTCCTGACAAAAGACATTAACGACACCATGATCGAAAACCACCTAAACAGGCTTGAAGAAAACATTCTCCGTTTTGCAAAGTCGGTCAATTTCTCTGATGAATCATTCGGCGGGAATGTGACAGGCGTTGCAATGAAATACAAGCTTATGGCCCTTGAGAATAAGTGCATCACAATGGAGCGGAAAATGACTGCTGCCCTTCGGTATCAGTACAAGTTGCTTTGCTCTGCATGGGCGAAAAAAAGCAACGTGAAACCTGATGATTATTTGAAGGTCTGGTTCTCATTTAAACGGAATCTGCCGTCAAATATCCTTGAAGAAGCCGAGATTGCTGCAGAACTAAAAGGTCAGGTAAGCGAAGAAACACGTCTTTCCATGCTTTCTTTCGTTGATGATGTTCAATACGAGATTGAGAGAATGAAAGCTGAACAAGATGCCTATGATCTTGATGATGAAAAGGACAATGATGACAGTTGAGGTGTAAGAATTGACGTTCTTTGAAGTTGAATACACAAGTGATGATTATTATGACTGTTATCCCCATAAGGTAGGAATCTATCCAACATTTGAAAAAGCTATGGAGAAAGCAACTGAGTTGTCAAATACAGAATACCCACCTGCTGAAATAGATATATGGCAATGGGAATTAGCGAAAAATGAATACACCACAACGAGAAACTGGCATAAAAATCGGCATGATGATGACTTCAAAGAGGTTGTAAATTGATCATCTGTGTTTGTCCTGAGCATGACACTATAAAAGGCTTATTTTTCATGCACTCATAACAGGCGCGGACTGTAGAGGGCAAAGGAGGAAGAACTGTAATGCCAACATTAGAAGAAGTCAAAAAATTTCTCGATGAAAATAAAGACAATGAAGAAGTAAAGTCGTATCTAAATGAACTTTCTGCCGTGTCAGCTGACAAGGTGAATGGGTTTTTAGATACAGACGAAGGAAAACGACTCATTCAGCCCCGTTTGGATTCCCATTTTACTAAAAGCCTTGAGACATGGAAGGCGAACAATCTTGATGCTCTAGTTGAAGCAAAGGTGAAAGAGCTTTATCCAGAAGAAACTGAGGAACAGAAACGAATCAGGAGGCTTGAGAAAGAGCTGGAAGATCAGAAGACAGCAGCACAACGTGAAAAGCTTTTAAACAAAGCTGTCTCTTATGCTTCTGAAAAGCAACTGCCGGCAGATGTAGTGGAATTCTTTATCGGTGAGGATGAAGAAACGACTATGAAGAATCTCGGTGTGTTTGAAGAGAAATACACAGCTGCAGTTCAAAAAGCTATTGAATCCAAGTTCCAAGAGAGCGGCAGTAGCTTTGAAAAGGGTGATTCATCACCTGCCAGCGGGTCTGTTGATATTGGGGCACTCGCAAAATCAGTAAACATTAGACAATAGGGAGGACTATCATGGCATTCAATCCAAACAATGTACTGATGCAAGATGCAAAAACAGGATCAGTACCAGTAGAAGAAGGAACACTTGTTTTAAAGGAATTCATGACTAAATCAGTTGTGACACAATTGGCAAAATACGAAGAAATGGACAAGACAGAAAAAATATTCACTTATTTAGCATCTGGGCCAGGGGCTTACTGGGTTGGAGAAGGTGAGAGAATCCAGACATCAAAAGCGGAATGGTTAACAGCTAAAATGGTTTCTAAAAAGATTGGTGTTATTATTCCTGTGACAAAAGAGTTTTTACGCTATTCGGTAAAGGATTTCTTTACAAGCATGCAGACTCCTATCGCTGAAGCATTTGCGTTGAAATTTGACCAAGCTGCATTATTCGGAAATGGATCTCCTTTCGGTGAAGATGTTTCAATTTTTGAGAAAATCGAAAAAAGTGGGAATAAAGTGCAATTAGGATCTTTAGGGAACCTTTACAAAGAATTAAACGGTGTTATTTCTTTGATTGAAGAAGCTGACAAAGATCCTAACGGATTTACCACAACACGACGTTTTAAACAGCCACTAAGAGGCGCTGTAGATGACAAGGGTACTCCAATCTTTAATGATCCGGGAGCAGGAGCCACTAACTCTGCTTTAGGTTTACCAATTGGCTATGTCAATTCAGATTCTTGGGATTATAGCAAGGCGCACTTACTCACGGGTAACTGGGATTATGCGCGTTATGGTATTCCTCAAGGTATGGAGTATTCAATTTCAGAGGATGCAACACTTCATACAATTGCGGGGCCAGACGGAAAACCAGTCAGCCTTTTCGAACAAGATATGGTTGCGCTGCGTGTAACTCAGCAAGTCGGTTTCATGACATTGGCTGAAGATGCATTCGCTGCGTTAACTCCTGAAGCTGAAGGGACTGGCGCATAATGGTCAAAATTAAGAAGGGCAAACAGACATTAGAAGTCACTGAACGTGCTTTCGAGGTAGTTTACAAGGCTCATGGCTTTAAATTAGACAAGGGCACGAATAAAAAAGAAGCCGAGGACACAACAGAGGCTGACGGCAAAGAAACAGCCGAAGAGTAGGAGGGTAGGCGGTGGATAAAGAACAAACTGAAAAAGAGCTTTTGAAGCCGTTGAACCGTAAAACCAAGGAATTCTTACGGAAACTCAAGCGGCTTTTTCAGCGTGCTTCAAAAGATGTGCTGTCAAAGCTGACTGCGTTATTCGTGAAGCTTGATCAGATCGAAGAACCGACACTTGCTGACGCTAATCGACACGGTGATCTAAAACGTATCAAACGGGAAATCACCTCGTTGATTAGTGATCTTTCAGCAAAAGTCAAAGCTATGATTATAGAATTCCTTGAAGAAACCTACGAATCATCTTACAGCTGGCTGATCCTTAGCGTTCTGGCTGTGTTAGGGATAAAACTTGCGCGGCCAAAAGCAACACTGAATCAGATGAATTTGCCTGCTGAATGGGCTCCTGTAGACGTTCAGCGGGCTATTAAAAGTAAACAAATGGACAAAGCCATTGAAACTGATCGCAAAAAGACAATGCAGCAGATTAACAAGACAATCGAACGCGGTTTTATTGAGCGGAAACGCTTTGCTCAGATAGCGAAGGAGCTGCAGACAGATGTCGGCCTGAGTTACAACCGATCGAAGCGCATAGCCAATACAGAAATGCATCGCATAAGGGAAAAAGCAACGCTTGACGCTGCTAAAAAAGCTCAGTCGCGGGGCATCAACATGAAAAAAATCTGGCACAACGTTGGGGATGAAAGAGTTCGTGAGACAAAACATGCGGATCATGTTCATTTAGAAGGACAGGAACGCATGGTCAATCAGTTGTTTGATCTTGGCATCAATAAAAATGGTGTTCATGTAACAGCAGAAGCGCCGGGGCAAAGCGGTGATCCATCAAATGATATTAATTGCCGATGTTTTGCAACATATGAACCGGTTCTTTGAAAGGAATGAGAGAAATGGACTTGGCAGAATTAAAAGTCAGGTTAGGGATTCCAGCTGAAGACACCTCGCAGGATGCAAAGTTACAAATAGACCTTGAAGACGCGATTTCTTTCGTTAAGGAGGAGTGTAATAACTCTTTTGTCGGACCAGATGGGGTTGAATCATTACCAGGTCCTGTGAAGAAAGGAATTGCTCTCATGATTGAAATTGATCGGGACAGCCCGAAAGGTGTTCAGTCTGAATCAATTGGCGGAATGAGCAAGACATACACTGCGGATGACGTAAGGTATAAGCCTGCAATTGATTTTTTCCGGCCATACAAAAAAATTCGTTTTAAACCACTGAGGTGATCAAATGGCACGTAGAAACATTCGGGTACGAGATAGCAACCGTATTCCAGAAGTCATAAGAAACCTCGGTTCCGTCGGTAAGGTGAAAGTCGGAATCCTGGACAGTGAGCGGCAAATGATCGCGGCTGTTCATGAATTCGGCTGCCGTATTGCAGTAACTGATCGCATGCGGAATTATCTTGCTGCAAAAGGGCTGTACCTCAAGAAAGAAACTCAATATATCAACATACCGGAGCGTTCTTTCATCCGTGCAGGGTGGGACGAGAACGAAGAAGAGATCGTTCAAAAGGTAGAGGATCTGGTCGAAAGAGCATTAGAGAATGGCGATTCAATGAATGACATTATGGAAACGGTCGGCCTGCTTGCGAAAGGGCGGCTTCAAGTGTATGCCCGGGACTTACGGAACCCGGCAAACCATCCATTTACAACCGAGGAAAAAGGCTCTTCAAATCCATTGGTTGATACCGGGGAAATGATTGGCTCTATGAAATATGAGGTTGAAAGCTGATGGGTAATCATTTCATTTTTTCTGATCTGATTAATCGGTACAGCGTTGATTTTACATTGCTTATTCCATCTGAAGAGGGTTCATACGATGATCTCGGCGAATGGGTGCCACCGAAGCCGACAAAATCAGACGAAAGAGGGGCAATAGTTCCTTTACAGTCTCAATTGATCTATCAATCTGGCGGCCGGCTTACATCTATGGACAGGCAGCTATTTATCAAGAATGAAATTCCTCTGAAAGCTCAGGTGCTTTTTGGTGGTGCCACCTTTGATATTGAAGCAATGACGCCTTATGGGACATATGCCGATTTCAACAGCTATATCTTAAAGGCGGTGATCAATTCAGATGGACTACAACAGCATAATACAAACAGTTCTGGGACTGATTAGAGAGAAAACAGGCCATGTCGTTATCGTTGCAAATGGTACAGGGAAACAACCTGCCTATCCTTTTTGCACATATACCGTGACATCCCCGTATTTGCCCCAACATAGAGGCATTGAAGAACAGGGAGTGTTAACGGAAGACATCGAGCTTGTTTTCTCTTTTACATGGGTTTCAAACAGCCATATTGAGGCCATTTCCCTTGCTCAACAAACAGCGGCGTACTTCAAAACAGCTGAAGCACGTCAAAAGCTTCATGATAATGGGCTGGCGTGGGTCAGGAACGACGGTTTCGGTAATCGAGATACATTTATCACGATTGACACAGAACGCCGTCACGGCTTCGATACGCGCTTTAGAACGCGTGTCACTCATGGAAAAGCCAATGCAGAGGTTTTCGACTCTGTACGAATTGAAAATACAGGAGGGTAATTCATATGCCACTTAGTGACGTTACAGTCAAAATTGACTTAGTGAAACCGTCCAGCCTTAAAGGATTGGGAACACCTCTGATTCTTGCGAAGGTAGACGGCCACAACACATATAAAGAATATGGCTCATTAGAAGCCATTAAGGCAGACTATCCGGAAACGACAGCAGCATATAAAAAGGCTGCGGCTATCTTTGCACAGGGTGACAATGCACCTTCAAAGGTTGCCATTGGTACCTATGGAGGCGGCAGCACAGAAACGCCAGAAGAAGGAGCGACTACACAAGCAACATTCTCCATTCGGAATGCGTTTGACGAGTATTTCGACAAGGACTGGCACTTCTTGATCCTTGCTGATGCTACAGCGGACGAAAGAATGGAAGCGGCAAAAGCGATGGAAGAGAAATCATATAAATTTGTAGTTTTACAGGTAACTGACCGCGAAGAAGTTGCTTCTTACAAAGGCAAGGATCGCACAATCGTTTTCTATCACCCGTTAAATGACGAGCATCCGGACGCTGGTCTTGTTGGTTCGGTTGCTTCTCATACAGTGGGATCAGTAACTTGGAAGTTTAAAAATATCGTAGGTATCACGCCTCAAGATATTAAGGCAGACGAGTTGAAAAAGCTGCACACAGAAGGGGCTATTGCTTATGTAACCAAAGCGGGCCACAACGAGACATCCGAAGGCATTACTGCATCCGGGGAATATATCGACGTGCTGCACGGCAAAGACTGGGTGAAATTGAATATTGAAACCTCTATTCAATCAGCATTCTCAAACAACGGTAAAATCCCGTTCTCGAATGCTGGTTTTTCATTGCTGAGTGTACAAGTCACAAACGTTCTGCAAACAGCCTTTGCAAATGGCATCGTTGCCGAAGATGCAGACGGGCAGCCAGTGTATTCAATCAGCACTAAAACCCGTGATCAAATCACAGATGAAAACAGAAAAAATCGTGTATATGACGGCCTGTCATTTACTTTTGAGCTGGCTGGCGCGGTTCATTCTGCTGAAATCACTGGTGAAATCTCAATTTAAGGAGGATCTAAACAATGGCAGCATACGTTTATGATGCAAATGAAGTCAACACGAACATTGACGGGAAGATCGTAACTGGTTATTCCGAGGGCACAATGGTTTCGTGTTCCAAAGATGAAGAAAAGTTCTCAACGAAAGTCAGCGCCAAGGGTGATGTCAGTGTTGCGACGAAAAACAATCCACTTGGAACAATCACACTGACTCTTTCCATGGGGTCGCCATTCGTGCCGTACCTAAACAAACTGGCAAATACAGCCCAAACTTTCCCGATCTGGGTTACTGGTGGACAGGAAAAAATCGGTGGAACAGAAGCGATGGTCAAAAAGCCTGCTGACGCTGAATTCAGTGACGAGATTGGAGATCGTGAGTTCGAGATTCAAGTCTTTGACTATACAGTATTGGAACAGTAATTAATCTATGGCAAAAAAGAAGAAATCAAACGCAAAGAAGCAGTCCAATAGGGCTGCTTTTCAATATATGCAAACTAAACAAACGGAGGGAAAACCTATGTCAAAATTCGGTAAACAAAAGAAAGTAACTATCCAAGGAACTGAGTACACTCTTCAACACCCGGGAACACGTCGTTCAATTGAATTTAACGATGAGGCTATCAATATCAATACAGGGATGTTTTCGTCTGCGAAACTGTATGAACTGTACATGAAAGAAGTAGTTGTTGAGCCGAAAGTAAGCTACGACTACTTTGATAAGAAACCCGGTTTCCTTGAGCTGATGAAAGAGGTTCAGACCTTTCTTAGCGCCGAAACCGAAGCCGAAGCAGTTTTACAAAAAGAAGGCGAGTGACAACTGGCCTATGTATCGGCTCGTGATGTCTGAGAAGTTCTCCTTCTCGGAGGTCGCGGCGATGGATCTCGACACGCTGCTTGAAGCAAACGCAGCGCTCGACATCCATATCGAGCAAGAAAACAAGAGGAACAAAAGGAAATGAGGGGGTATGAACGTTGTCAGACGCATTGAGAAGTACGCATATTGACGTTGAATTAAACGTTGATACCTCCCCTCTAGAAAGAGCAAATCAGCAAATAGATAGACTCGTTGATCATGTCGGCGAAGCTGGCGGCAGTTTTTCGCAGATGCGTACACGGATGGCTCAGGTTCAAAGGCAACAGCGGAATTTTAGAGACATCCATATGAGTATGATCATGGACAATTCGTCGTTGCAAACTGCCAGTCAAACAATAGAACGGCTAGGGCCTCAAATCGACTTGGTTACTTCCCGTTTGGGTCAGTTGAATACTCAGGTACAAGAGACAAGCAGACTTATTCAAAGCCTTCCGTCTGATGTCAATATCAATGTTGATCAGACTTCTATAACAAATGCCAATGAGTCAATTGATCGACTCAGGCAGAATTTGAATAACGTCGATATGAGCCGTATCGGTACGCCCGCAGCAAACGTTACACAACAGAACACACAAAGCGTTCAGAATAACGTGGCTGCGGTGGCTGTCCCGGCCCCGGACTACCGGGGAATCCGGCAGTATAGTCGTGAAATGGACTTTTTGCGCGGCTCAACCCGTGGACTAGAAGCCGATACAATACAAATGCTCAATGAAATGCGTCGAGCTTGGAATGAAGAAAGATACGGCATGAACGGTTTCCGGAATGAAATGATCAGAGCCCAGTACGGTTTCTTTCAGTTAGGGAACCAGATGGACAGCTGGTCCGGTACCAATCAGCAGTTTATGGATGAAGTGTACAGGCTGGGACGTGCTCACAAGCAAGTAACAGACAACATGATGAAAAACAACAAAATGATGCGCATGAGCATGCTGCAGACCGTCGGAACACTAATGGCCCGGTCTACTCAATCTGAGAAGATCGCTGCCAATTATGACCGAATGGGAAACCCGTTATATCAAGTCAATAAAGCGGGGCTTGCCGTATCGAATACGCTTGAGAACATGGCGAAGCAGGGGACTGCTGCGCATTTGGCTCTGAAAATGCTCGGGCCTACCGCCAACATGAAAGAGCTTAACGATATGACAATGATGATCACTCAGGGTTATATGCGTTTTCAAATGGTGGCACTGGGCGCGGCTTTTACAAACTTTTTCATGTTCCAAGGGCTTCATAAAGCGGCAACACAAACAGTTCCCGGCTATTCAAAGGCATGGGAAGAGATGTGCAGTACACTACTGAAAGCCATTCAGCCAGCAATTGAAGTGTTTGCGGCGTTTGCGATGGCGATATACAAGGGCATTACGGCCGTTGCGAAGCTGATCATTCAGTTTAATGAGGCGCACCCTGTACTCTCGAAAATGATCCAAGGATTTATGCTTCTCATCCCTGTTTTAACCCTACTTCTATCGCCACTAGCGATAGGAGTAGGGTTAGTTAATGGGTTCCTCGGAGCTCTTAGCAGTTTGTGGATGTTCATTGGTCCAGTTGTAACCGGGCTGGCTGCTATGTCAGGTACGGTGTATGTCGTAGCTGGGGCAATCGTTCTTCTTGTAACCGGCATTTATTTGCTGTACAAGAATTTCGATAAGCTTCAAGAGAGATTCAAGCCAGCGACAGACGCGATGAAACGCTTTGCTGACATGGGGAAATCGGCGGTTGTCGGTGCATTTCATACCATGATCAAAGAAGCTGAGGGGTTAAAGCCTGCCTTCATGAAAGGATTCAAGGACGCACAAAGCGTGGCAATTACAGCCATTCATAAAATGCAGGCCGAATCGTTGAAATTATGGGATCGTCTCGGTGAATCGCATCCACAGTTAGTGGCGGGCATTGAATCAGCCTACAAAACGGCTGTGAAAACCGTGTCAGGCTTCATTCATAATGCCGGAAAGACAGTCTCTGATTTCTTCGGGAAAGGGCTGTCAGACGGGCTAAATGGAATCGTAACAGGTTTCATGGAGCAGCTGAAAGTCGGTCTATCCAGCTTTAAAGGAATGGTTTCTCTGGTTGCTCCGTTTGTCGCGGCGATCGGACTTGCATTCCTCGGAGTGTCAGGGCCTATCGGTGTGGCTGTCGGTGCTATTTTGAGTGTTGCCGGTGCCTTGTATCGCATGCAACAAACAAACCAAAACGTAAGCCAGGCCTTAAAGACAGCATGGACATCGGTACAATCTGTTCTTATGACTGTTTTTCAGGCATTGCAGCCAATCATCAACACGATTCAACAGTCTTTCGGGCAATTGGTCACTCAATTGACACCGCAGTTCCAGCAGCTGGCCGGACAACTGCAGCAAGCTTTTGTTCAGATAGGCGGCACACTTGTTTTATTTGCTGCATCTATCTCACAAACGTTCCAGACAATCGGTCCGCAAATCATGCCACTGATCCAGCAATTGCTTTCAGCTTGGATGCAGCTGTCTGGTACTTTATGGACGAGTGTCTTGCAAATAGCAAGCAGCATTCTGCCGTTACTTGTTCAAGGCTTCCAGACGATTTTCCCGGTTATTCTGAGCGTAATTAATGCGGTGCTGCCAATCATTATTCAATTGATAGGCAGTTTCTCAGGAATCCTTGTTTCAATTGTGCAAAATGCCTTACCGATTTTGGTCCAGATGATTCAGCTTGCATTCCCGTTGATCCTGAGCATTGTACAACAAGCTCTTCCGATTGTTTTGCAATTGATTCAGCTTTTAGGTTCATCTATCGGACAAATAGCTGTTCAAGTGCTGCCGTTAATTTTATCAGCGGTGCAGCAAGTGTTCCCGATTATTAAACAGGTCATCATGGCTGTTCTTCCAATTGTGGCTCAATTGCTTACTGTAGCGGCAACAATCATTTTACAGTTGGCGCAAGCAGCACTTCCTATTTTGATTCAAGTTGTGCAGCAGGTATTCCCGCAGATCATGCAAATCATACAAGCGGTACTTCCGATTGTTGTTTCTCTTTTGCAATTTCTGGCGAATATCATCACAACTGTGGTCATTCCGGCGATCCGTTTCATCCTAAATATCGTGACTGCTGTGTTCCCGGTTGTGCTCTCAATAATCCAAGTTGCTCTAAAAAATATCATTGCGATTATACAGGGTGCAATTGGCATTATTATGGGGATTGTGAAGGTTTTCAAAGGCTTATTCACTGGGAATTTCCGCATGATGTGGGACGGAGTGAAGCAAATTTTTTCTAGTGCTGTCGGCATGGTGAAAAAGCTTGTAAGCAATATGGGTTCAGCAATCACTGATAGATGGCTTTATATAAAAAATAAAGTCGCGTTATTGGCGCTTGATTTACGTCAAAAAGTTATGGACCGTTTCAATGATTTAGTCGAAGGGGCCAAGAAACTTCCGGGTAAAATCGGTGATGGAATTAAGAACATGGCTCATAAGGCTGTTTCTGGTGTGACTAGCTTAGCGAACAAACTTGCCGGAGCACTTGGAAAAGGCGTAAATGGTGTAATCGGCGGAGTGAACTGGGTCCTTGATAAGATCGGTTTGAAAGATAAGCATATCCCTAAATGGGAAGTGCCTAAATATGCGCACGGAACCGGCGGACATCCGGGAGGCCCAGCGATACTGGGAGACGGTAAAGGGGCAAACGCTGGCCCCGAAATGTATCGGACACCTTCGGGACACGTAGGACTCAGCCCTGCAACTGATACACTGATGAATCTTCCGAAAGGCACTGAGATATTATCTGCAAAACAAACAAGGGCTGCTTTATCGGGAGTTCCGGCTTACGCAAAAGGCACAGAAGGAAATATATTCACAAAAGCATGGAATGGTGTAAAATCCGTTGCCGGCAAAGTGAAAGATGTTGCTCTTGATGTTTTTGATTACATCGGACACCCATCTAAGCTTTTAACAAAAGTCTTAGAAAAAATGGGTGTCTCTGCACCTTCTATGGCTGGCTCGTTCGGTGATCTCGCAAAAGGGGCTTTTAACTTTGTCAAAGATAAGGCCGTTGGTTTTGTTAAAGGCAAAATGTCCAATTACGCTGAAAGCTTTTCAGGTGGCGGCTCAAAAGCCGTCAAAAAGTGGGTAGCTCAAGCGCTATCAATCAAGGGCCTTGGCTCTGAATATGCTGGCGCACTTGAAACCATTGCCATGAAAGAATCAGGTGGGAATCCTAATGTCGTGAACAATTGGGATTCGAATGCGAAAGCTGGCCATCCATCACAAGGGCTTATGCAGTTTATACCAAGTACATTCAACGCTCACAAGGAACCGGGTCATGGAAATATCAAAAATCCAGTTGACCAGATCCTTGCTGCTATCAATTATTTGAACAGCAGATACGGCGGCATTTTAAAACACCCTGGGCTCGTTTCTATGGCTCATGGTGGGCCGTATAGAGGTTATGCGACAGGTGGAGTCATTAACAGCCCACAAGTCGCTGCGCTTGGTGAAAACGGCTTTAGGGAGTATGTCATCACAACTGAGCCACGATACAGAAACCAATCACTCGGAATGTATGCTGCACTCGGTCGGGAGCTTGGCGCGGATACTGGATACACACCAGAAAAGGCTGCTACAAGCTCAAACAGTTCATCTGTCAATATCACGTTTAACCCGTCGATCAACGTAAAAGTTGAGGGCGGCAGTGAAGGGGCAGAAACAAAGGTGAAAAAGGCTGTAACTGAAACATTTGACGAAGTTTTCGACATGCTGAAGTCGCTTTATCCACCAGAGGGGGCTTATTAATTGGCGAAGCTCGGAAAGATTAATCTTGTTAACGAAAAGGAATCTGACGGCGCGGATGTGGAGGTTACTTCATATCCCGTTGAAAAAGGGGTCCCGATCACGGACCATGTACAAAGAAAGCCAGAGACGACAACAGTCTCTGGCTATTTATTAGGCAAAACAGCAAATAGTGATTATGAATATCTGAAAAAGCAGGCTTATGCCGGTACTCTTTTGACTTACACCGGGCGTAAGGTTGCTAAAAATGTGATCATCACAAAGATAGATCGCGACACAGGCGATTACACAAACGGTTTTGCTATTTCAATTGAATTGCAAGAAATCCGTATTGCAAAAAGCCCGTGGGTCAAAAAGAAAGTGAAAACAGCCGGGAAAAAGAAGAAAGCCAGCAAGAAGAAAACAAAAAAATCCGGCAAGCTATACCACAAGGTCAAGAAGGGTGACACTTATTGGGGATGCGCTCGCAAATACGGCACCACAGTAAATGCTTTGCGTCGGTTGAATCCCTGGCCGGACCGAAGAATTCCGATAGGGGTCAAAATGAGGATCAGATGAAGGAGGGAAAGGCATGGCATCAAGAGATTACATTCCTTTTGACAAAGAGGACATACCACAGCAGTTTGAATTTGATTTAGCAGATGACACGTTCATTTTGCGTATCAATTACAACCAAACAGACGATAGTTTTTCACTTGATTTATATGATCAAGACATGGAACCAATCGTGCTGGGCGAAAAATTGATTTTGAACGTCCCTTTGTGGGAAGACATTGTAAACGAGAAGCTGCCGGCACCCTCCTTAATCCCTATGGATGAATCGAATACAGAAACACGGGTTACATACGAGAATTTTATGCAAACCGTGTTTCTTTATATTGATGATGTCTCGGACGATGCGGAGGGCGAAGACGATGGCGACGAATAAAATGCTGTTTGGGCGCGTCGTTAAGGTCACGATAGATAACGGCAGTCAACAAACCACTTTCGATTATAAGGACTTAGAGATTCATTTTGAGGTCCCGTTTGATGATGACTTCAAACCGAATGAAACAAAGGTTGAAATATACAACCTAAGCAAAGATTCAATCAGCAAAATTAAAAAAGGCAGCACTATCACTGTTCAAGCTGGTTATAAAGACGATTACGGTGTTTTAACTATCGGTAAAGTTACCAAGGTGCTGAATAATTGGGACGGTTTGAATAAGGTAACGGCCATCTATTCAAAAGATGGCGATGATTACACCCATATGAAAGTAACCACTGAAAACGCTGATCCTGCTGAAAAATATTACGTGAAAAAGCGGTACAAGCTCGCAAAGCCTGTGGTGACTTATAAAAAAGACAAGAACGGCCGGACATATAAAACGGTCCGAAATTATGGCACTCGAACAGAGGTCAGATACCGTAAGAGATACATGAAAATCACGTTCAAGGCTGGCACAACCTCAAGGCAAATTGTCGATAAGCTTCTGCGTGTGCTTGGTATTAAAGTGAAAAATATCATTCTGCCAAAAAATAAAGTTTATAAAAAAGGCTATCGTGTCACCGGATTGATTGAAAACAATCTTGAAGAGGTCATTCATGATGCTGGGGCGGTCATGTATTATCGACGCGGCCGGCCTGTTATTCGGCCACTCAGTCAAGGTGATGATGAACGTTTCAAGCTCGAAGAGGCAACAGGACTTGTGGAAACGCCTGAACAATTTGAGGAAGATGATCTCAAAGGGTATAAGGTGAAGTGCCTTTTGCAGCATCGTATCGCAGTTGCTTCAATCATAGAAATAAACAGCAAGACAGCGAAAGGAAAATATCGTGTGAAAGATGGCTCTCATTCCTTTGACGGTAAAGACTTTTTCACAGAATGTAGGGTGATTTAATGAGTAAAGCGACAAAGTTCTTTGACGGATTCGAACAGCGGATAAAACAATCAATCCATACAACGGCTCCAGCACGGGTTGTAAATTACAATGCTGATAAACATACTGCCGATCTGAAATTGCTGTTTCAAACCAATGATGGTGAGTATCTACATGAATACCCTTTAATCGAGCATGCGCCTGTTTTGAAACACGTCGAAGCTGATATTAAAGTAGGGTCCTGCGTGTTTGTTTCGTTTGCTGAACGTTCACTGGATAACCTGGACGGCAATAAAACCTTTGATCCGGATTCGAGGCGCACACACAGTATCAACGATCCAGTTGTCATAGGAGTGTGGGAAGGATGAAAACTCTCAAGCTTAAAGACGGGGATCTTTGTTTTGAAAATGGTGAGTTACAAATGGTGGAGGGTGATGCTGAGCTGGCTCAATCAGTAGAAATGATCCTTAGAACAAGTTTAGGAGAGTTTGAGCTTGATGAACATGTCGGCCTTGATCGCAGCAACATTTTAAGAAAGCAGTTTGATCAAGAAGAGGCGCAATATGACATTATAAATGCCATTTCTCAAGAAGAGCGAATTGCCAGTGTGGAATCGGTGAACTTTTTAATGGATAAAGAGTCTCGCAGTCTTGCAGTGCATGTGAAAATGACAAAAGAGGATGAAGAAACAATTGAGATAGGGGGTGTTGATCTTGCTTGATGAAACGGGCTTTCAACGGCAAACCTATTCCGAGCTTGTTGATAGTATGGAGGACCGGGCTCGGGAACAATTCGGGGAGGATGTAAACACATCCAGTAAAACGCCATTAGGAATTATTATTCGTATCTTTGCTTGGTTTCTGGCTGGCTTGTGGGACATTGCAGAAAGGGTTTATAACAGCGGCTTTGTCAGTAAGTCTGAGGGCGTGCAGCTCGATCGTCTTGGCAGCAACTCGGGAATCACCCGGGAGCCAGCTGCGGAGTCAGTTGTGACTCTGTCCTTTACTGGAGAACCCGGCATCGTAATTGAAGAACAAACTCAGTTTACAACGGAATCAGGCATTTATTTTGAATTGATTGAAGACGTTGTTATTGAGGACAATGGAACAGGCTCAGGGACGGCTGTATCGCTTTCTAAGGGCGTCATAAACAATGTTGCGGCAAATACCATTACCGTGCAGGCAGAGCCCTCAGAGGGCGTGTATTCAGTTACAAATCCGGAACCATCGGCCGGCGGTGCCGACGAGGAAACAGATTCGGAATTCCGGGCACGAATAAAGAAATCGGTCGAGGGCAGTTCAGCATCTACAAACGGAGGTATTATTTCAGCCCTACTAAACGTGTCAGGTGTCAGATCGGCGAATATTGTTGCCAACAATACTATGCAGACCGATGCGGACGGCAACCCACCTAAGAGCATTCATGCTTATGTGCTTGGCGGTACAAAAGACGATGTTGCACAAGCACTGTTTGACAGTGTTGCTGCCGGAATTGAAACGGTCGGGGAGCAAGTTGTCACCATAACTGATGCCAGCGGGCTTGATCATGCCGTCAAATTTGATTTTGCAAGGGAAGTCAAAATATATCTGCAGCTGGATTTAAAAACAAATGCTTCTTTCCCTATTGATGGAGTAAGCCAGATCAAAAACAACCTCGTTTATAAAATCGGGGGGATTGATGCGAACGGCTCTTACTATACTGGCTCACAAATGGGTGATGATGTTATATTGTCGCAGTTATTCAACGCAGTATATCAAGTAGATGGTGTCTCTGATGTAACAATCAGGATGGGGAAAGATGCGACAAATCTTTCACAGTCAAACATTGAAGTTGAACCTAAAGAGGTTGCCCAGGTACATTTTGATGAAATAGTGGTGAATCTCATATGATTAAAGACTTAATAGGAAAGCTGACCGATGCCTTTTTGAAAGATGAAAAGAGCAATATCGGTAAGCTTTTTTTAATTGTCGATGAACAGCTGACAGCACTTAAAAGCGCACTGATTACGGCTGAGAACTGGCGGGATATTGACGCAGCAAAAGGAAAGGCTCTGGATCTACTTGGTGACAACGTGTCGCAGGACCGGGGCCGTGCCACTGATGAAATTTATCGTGTGCTTATTCGTGGCAAGGTTGCCAGAAATGTTTCAGATGGAACCACAAACCGAATAATTGAAGCACTTGCAAAAACGCTGAACTGCAAGCCAAGTGAAATATACATTGTCAGCAGCAAGGAAAATAACGAAGATGAACCGGCTGCTATTATCGTAAAAAAGGCGCCCATTGAGGCTTTGAGCAAAGTTGGAATGAGTGCAACACAGTTTTCGAATATCGTACAAAAAACAGTAGCTGCAGGCGTACGGGTGGCTTATGTAGATTTAAACGGCACCTTTCGTTTTTCGTCCTCTGCTAACTCTATAGAAACGAGTCAATATGGATTTTCAACAGACGGGACAGATGGGGGAACACTCGGCGGTATTTTTCAGCCTGAAGATGATTACCCTTTACCGATTTAAGGAGTGATTTTTATGCCTTTTACAAAAGAATTGCCTGAATGGGGGAACGCCGGGCAGAGGCCCCCGCAGTCCTCCATTGATGAAGGATACAAACCAATGGATCATCCCCCTGCGGATTGGTTCAACTGGTATCAGTATACGGCCTATCATGCACTAAAGGAATTGCAAGAGATCGGAGCAACACAAGATGACGTTTCCACTGCTTTAAAAACAGCAAAAGCTTATACAGATGAATTTGCTGCACGTAGGGATAACCCCAACCAGGTTACAAAGGCCCAAGTAGGTTTAGGAAACGTAGACAACGTGCAGCAAGCAACAAAAACAGAATTCAACGCACACAATACAGATTCCACACGCCATATCACGGCCACAGAGCGTTCAAATTGGAATGCGAAGGAAACGACTACAGGGGCGCAAAACAAAGCTGATACAGCCGAAAAAAATGCAAAAACGTATACTGATCAACACATTAATGATAAAAGCAACCCTCATGGGGTGACAAAAGATCAAGTCGGGCTCGGTAATGTTACAAATGACAAACAGGCAACCAAAACGGAGTTTGACGCACATAACTATAACCAGATTCGACATATTTCTGATGCAGAGCGGACCAAGTGGAATGCGGCTCAGTTATCAAAATTAACACAAGACAATGGTTTGATGAAAAACTTGTCAGGCGTGGATTTCAATACTGTTATTGAAACAGGGTTTTATTATATGACTTCAGCTTCAACGGCACTGAATGCCCCTGTGAATAGTAATGGTTATTTGTTGGTTTACAACTACGGCACCTATCCATATCAGGAGTTCACAGCATATACCAGTGCAACAACCTCTATACCTGATAATCGGAGGAAATTCATAAGAAATAAGGTGAGTGGATCAGAAAACTGGACACCTTGGATGGAGATTGAATATTCCGCAGGAGCCCAAGCAAAGGTCAATACACATGAAAATAAAACAGACATTCATGTAACGAAAGAAGATAAGAACAAGTGGAATAATGGACAGCTCTATCAACTGACAACTCAAACCGGTCAGCGAATAAAAATAACTAAAGGACAGAACCTTTTTGATTATCCAACTGGCTTTTATTTTGGGGCAGGTGTTGTGAATCATCCAGGGGATGATGATGCTGCCTGGTACTATTATGATATCACAGATGTTCCGGCTGACCTTGCTCCACCTCAAGGGTTAAAGAAAATTGTAGCGACAAGATCCTATGATAACCGTACATGGATTGGAACAAAGCATAAAGAGGGAGAATTCACTGGGTGGCGAGAGGTTGTTACAGACTTAGATTTTATAGAGACGCCGTGGGTAAATGTTCCATACAAAAACGGAGCAACTTCAGGTGATAGACCTTTACAATACCGTAAAGTCGGAAACACGTTGCATCTTAATGGTCATGTTCTTACTGATAGGGAGGTTGTTTTTGCGAGCATCCCGTCTTCAAGCGCCCCGAGCAAAGGAATTGTCAAAATGGTTGCAACCAGCGGCACGACGGGTTATAGCAAGATTATTATATATGCATCTGGTGATATGAAACTAACAGGTATAATGGCAACTACTGAGTCAAAGGTCAATGGATATTATATAGATTTAGTTGTACCTCTAACCTAAAGAAAGGAGGGATAAGCATGAAATTAATATACCCATATGGCGAGGATAAAATCTATTTAGGAAGGCCGGTAGAGTTACAACTTGATAGGGAGACAGGGAGGTATATTATCCCGGCGAATGCTACTGATATTCCTCCCGAAATAAATGGAGAGGGTATGTGGCGGCCTTTATTCGATGAGGAAAAACAAACATGGGTTGAAACTGCTGATGAAGAATACAAAGAGAAGCTAAAACAAGGCAGTATTCCTGAAACCAATCCTATAGAAGAACAGCTTGCAACACTTGGACAGCAGTTGGCAGACGAAAAACTGGCAAGAAAACAGGCTGAGCTGGCTCAAAATGCTTTAGGCGTACAATTGACTGCGGAAGTGCTAGCAAGAAAAGAAGCAGAAACTTTGAATCAATCTTTAGGTGAGCAAGTTGCATCTTTAAAATTAGATGTTCTCTATTTAAAGGGAGGAATGACAAGTGAATCTTAATTTCTGGGTATTTGCGTTGTTCTACAAATGGGCCACAACAGCCATGGTAAAGCAGGCTATGGCATTTAACGATTGTTCCGTTGATGACTTGAAAGAAGGTGTTCAGGCACAATACATTACACATGACCAATATCAAGAAGTAACAGGTCAACCATACGAGGAAACGACAGAAGCCAGTCAATAAGGCTTTTTTATTTTGCCTCTAAGGAGGTGAAAAACGTGAAATAGATATAAGGGGGGCGTACTAATGTCAGAAGTGACGGAGGTACCAGATGTGCATGCATTACAAAAAGAGATAATGGAAATGAAGGCAGGCCAGAAAACGATCGAACAGCGCGTAAATGTTCTTGAACGCGTTTCTGATAGACAAGACCAGCAAATCATGACATTAAACGAAAAACTCAACAAGATCGAAGAGAATACAACTTGGATCAAACGCACAATAACTGGCGCTATCATTACAGCGGTATGCACTGGCGTTATTGGCGGCGCAATCGCTATTTTTTATACTGTTTTGCAAAAATAAGGAGGAAAACACAATATGAAAAACTTTGACAAAGGCACGGTCATTCGGACGGTGCTTCTTTTGATTGCACTTATCAACCAAACAATGCTGATGCTTGGCAAATCACCTTTGGATATTACGGAGGATCAGGTGAATCAGCTTGCAGATGCGCTGTACACTGCGGGCTCTATAGCCTTTACTATTGGCACGACATTTACAGCATGGTTCAAAAACAACTATGTGACTGCAAAAGGCCATCAGCAAAAAGCTGTCCTGAAAAATCACAATCTAACCAAGTGAGCTGCCAGCTGGCGGCTCTTTCTAATTCAAAAACAGATTAGGAGAGATCATTTATGACAATTGCAGTGAAAAAGAACCTTGTATCAGAAGCAAAATACGCTTTAAAATGCCCTAATCCGATGACCGCGGAATACATCACCATTCATAACACTTACAATGATGCATCTGCTGCTAATGAGGTCAGCTATATGATTGGAAACACCAGTTCAACGAGTTTCCACTTTGCTGTTGATGATAAAGAGGTAAGGCAGGGTATCCCAACTGATCGCAATGCATGGCACACAGGCGACGGCACAAACGGCACCGGGAACCGTAAGTCTATTGGCGTAGAAATTTGCTACAGCAAGTCAGGAGGGCCTAAATACAGGGCTGCTGAAAAGTTGGCTATCAAGTTTGTTGCTCAGCTTCTTAAAGAACGCGGATGGGGTATTGATCGAGTGCGGAAGCACCAGGATTGGAGCGGTAAGTATTGTCCGCACCGTATTTTAGACGAGGGACGTTGGAATGAAGTTAAAGCGGCGATTGATGCTGAATTAAAGGCACTTGGTGGCAAATCATCCAGCAAGAAAACAACTTCGTCCAAGGCAGTGAAAAAACCAAGCTCAAGCAAAAAGAAATCATCTTTCAATCTGCCTTCCGGCATTTTCAAAGTGAAGAGCCCATTGATGCACAGTGATGCTGTTGAACAGATTCAAACAGCGCTGGCGGCATTGCATTTCTATCCGGATAAGAAAGCCAAAAACTTCGGTATCGATAGCTATTATGGTCCGAAAACCGCCGACGCAGTCAGACGGTTCCAGTTGATGAATGGGCTACCTCAAGACGGGATTTATGGACCTGATACGAAAGCAAAACTTGAAGCTTTATTGAAATAAAAAGAAAATCCCTTCCTTCTAGGGAGGGGATTTCTAACTATTGCTTTTCGAGCGTAAGAGGAATCTTCCTGTCAAGTCAACCAGAATATAAACGACAAAGAAAATGATAATCCAACTGATAAAATCAGCCCATATGTTGTTCAAGTTTAACATACCAGCCTTATCTAATCCTGATTGAATTAGCATTGACACCAATGTCGCAATGAAGACATATACAAACCATGCTTTCAATATTGATCACTCCTAGATGTTATCCGATAAATTTACATACATACTTTGTAACGTCATTATAATCCTTATATCTTTTACAGAACTCATATCCACCCATATCTAATAGTTTTTTACCTAACCAAGCTAAGCCAGCACCAGCAAGAACTTTCACAGCCCACCAAATAATAGGAGCAATTGTAGGGCTATTTTTCATTTCTTTTATTGCGCTTACTTGTTGATCATATGTTTCTTTAGCTTGATCAGGTGACAACGATTCTAAATAATTTTTCATTTGGACAGCATCAGCCAATTTGATTCCGGATGCAATAGCTTTTTCAACATCGAAACTGTACTTACTTGTCTCTTTGTCAAATGTAGACGCTTCATAAAAAGCTAATGCCAACTGTTCAGCTGCTTTTTTATCTTGATAATCATTATTCGCCTGTGCAGCTTGAACTTGTGGAGTGCCAAAGATAGATGCAAAACCCAAAGCTAAAACCAACCCCAAAACAATAGAAAACTTAGTCTTGAAACTTCTGATTACACTATTCATTTTTGGTTCTCCTTCCCTTTAAATTTGAAGCAATTAGAGTCTAACATTTCATAACATAATTTTCCATAGTTATAATAAAGTTGGTAATAAGGTATCATGAACATAAAGTGAAAGGACTTCTATAGTTGTGTTCTTATGAACTCAAAATCGACATATTGACTAAGGGAAAATCGCTTGGATATATAAAAAGCCCTACTCTTGAGCAGGACTTTAGATAATCCATATTTTCTTATAAAGCACGCCTTCTTGGATCAACTCCCAGCTTAAGCTACCCGAACAGTTAAAAGAGATTCGAATGCAATAAAATTTGTATCACCTTTTAAATCCTTCACATGTAACCTCTGTTTTACTTCATCTATGTAATGAACATGTCCTGTTACTTCTTCAATAAAACCGTCTTTATATACACCGATGACCAGAACCGAGTTGAATTCCATCGCCTCGCAAATAATACGGGCCATTTCTTCCAGTTGGTATTCATCTAAGATGGGTTTTTCAATTTTTTGGACTTGTTTCTTCCTATTTAATAGCGCAGCCCTTTGCTCAGGCAAAATAAATTTTTGTTCCCATCTCTTGTCGTAAATACCCTCGTTCATTCTGATCAACTCCTTGAACAAATTATATAAGAACAAATGTTCGAAAATCAACCGGAAAAGTATAGGAGGTTCGTAATCATTATGCTATAATCACACTAAAATGTACCAAATGCAAAATAATGGGGTGGTTTAGTGTTCTTCAAAGAGACAGAAACACAGGAGATCATCAAATATGAAGATTACCCTTATGCAGTTTACGCACGGGTTTCCTCAGAAAAAGATGAACAGGTGACATCAATAGCCAACCAAATTGATATTTGTCATCATTGGATTGAGAAAAATAATTACGAATGGAAAGATGAAGCAATCCAATTAGATGATGGGATAAGCGGAACAGTGCTGCTTGATCGAAAAGCAATGCAACTCATTTTAGATAAGGCGCAAAAAAGAAAGCTGAAGATGGTTGTTTTTAAATCAATCAGCCGGCTTGCACGTGATCTTAAAGATGCCCTTGAAATTCGAGAGGTTTTATTGGCCCACGGTGTAAGAGTTGTGACGCTTGAAGAGGGCTACGATAGCCTATATGAAGGCAAAAATTCAATGAAATTTGAAATGTTTTCAATGTTTGCAGCCCAATACCCTCAAACAATTTCAGTGGCAGCCAGCGGGGCACTAGCAGCAAAAGCCCGCCGTGGTGAACATTCTGGCCGTGTACCTTTTGGATTTAAGAAAGAAGGTAAATTCCTAGCTATCAATGAAGAAGAAGCAAAAGTCGTACGTTTTATTTTTGATCTTCATAATAATCATGGATATGGACATAAAAGGATCGTTCTCAAGCTTAACGAAGAATTGGCACTCGGAAACATTGTAAAGCCCCAAAAGACTGAGTTTTGGCAGCTGTCCACAGTACAAACAATTTTAAAGAATCCTATTTATTGTGGCGTGTTTATTGCCAATAGACATACTCAAGTCAAAATAGGCGGACGGAAAAAATTTATCCGCAATCCAAAAGAAAAATGGACTGTTTACAAGGACTGGTGTCCTAAGATCATATCAGAAGAAGAGTATGAGAAAGCTAATAACAAAGAACACAAGATGCGTAAAAAGCGTTTTAACCCTCGGAATGAGCTACGAGGAATGATGAAATGTGGTGTGTGCGGTTGCAATATGGTTGTGCTGCCGTCGTACAAATACAATCAGAAACGTGAAAAGAAAGAGTTTAATTATTTAAAGTGTAGCGCCTACAGACGAGGTGGAACAGCTCTATGTGTGAACCATGCTCCGATGCAATATAAAGACCTACGGGCTTTTGTAATTAAAACATTGAAGCAAAAGGGCAAGAAATTAAAGCTTGATGTGAAATCTGATTTTGAAGAGCAGAAGAAAAATCGGATCAAGCGAACGAAAATAGAAATTGAAAACGCTGAAAATAAGAAAAAACGTCTAATCGAATTGTACTTGGAAGATCAGTTGATCACTAAGGTCGAATTCCAAGCGAAACGAAAAGAGCTTGAGGAACAAATTGAAAAACTGAACGATAAGCTGTTCATGCTTGAGCGTGAGGAAGAAGAAACAATCGACATATCAAATATTAAGAATGCATTCGCACAGCTGGAAAGAACTGATCAGGATTTATTCGAAGCATTTTCAGCGCTTATTGATAAACTTGTAATATACGAGGATGGAACAGTCGATTTCCATTATAAATTCAAGTGA